GTTTTACAGGGTCTGAAGTATCAGCACCCAACTCATCTTGTGTTTGTTTTAAAATGCCTTCTAACTTAGAGGCACGTTCAATCATTGGGTCTTGAACACCAAACAAAGCACCACCAATAGCTTGCCCTAAAGAACGACCAAGTAGTGCTTGATTATATGTACGTCCAGGTGCAATACTGCCTTTAGATTGATATAAAGCAGACTGTTGATTCTCCTCCATCATTTTTTGACGACGTTGAGCTTCTAACTCTGGGACAGATAGTCCAAATAAACTTCCTACGATATCAGCCATTATGGTAAATTCCCCCAATTGTTAGACCACGGAGTGCTTGTGTTTTGTGCCCAAGAAGGCAGCCAAGTAGCATTACTAAATAATCCACCACCCCCGCCCATACCGCCAGTAGCATAGGCTACTCCAGCATTAAGTGCAGTGCCTAATAGATTTTCAAAGAATCCAGGAGTATTTTCAGCAGCAACTCTAGCATCTTCTTGTTGAGCAAGTAATTTACCTACATTTGCACCAGCATTTGCTGAACTTGTGCCAATATCTGCACCAAGAGTTAATGGAGACAAGCCTAATTTTTCTATACCAGCTCCATAGCCAAATAAAGAGTTCATTGCAGTGTAGGGGTCTGTTTTAAATTGTTGTCCAATACCATAATAACCAAGTGCCTTATTAAGGTCGTCTATCTGCATCTGTCTTGCTCTATCTGTAGAACCCGCAGCTAGTTTTGCATTTTCAGCTTCTCTTGCAGAAAGCAAAGCAAATTGTTCAGGATTTACATAACCAGTTTGTCCCGCAGTGTTTGTCATACCAACCCCAGCACCAGTTCTACCAGTCTTAAAGAGAGTATCTCCTAAAGTGACATTCTCTTGCGTCCGCATAGGATTTAAAATGTTTTGTTGTTGATTGTAATAATCTTGTGCAATTTTATTGGTATCTAAATTAGCCGCTTTACCAAAGAGATTAATGCCATAATTAGAGACATCATTGGCATATTTAGTTTGTTCAGCAGTAGGAGCCATCCCTTGAGCTGCATTGTAGAATACATCCCTAAAACCAGCTAGCCGTGGGTCAAGTGTGTACCCAGCAGTTTGATTATCTGTGTTAAAATTAGAAGTACCAAACCCAGTAGAAACAGAATACGGCTTAAACTTAGCTGCATTAATCGCCTGTGAATAATCAGGGGTTTCTGGGCTTGAAAACATATCTGTAACAAAACTCATACTACACCTCAGTCTTTATATAATTAATTGTCATTCCATTCCTACCAGTTTCTTTAAATCCAAGTCGTTCTACAAAATCTCTAGTGTCTTCTGAAGTACATGTAACAACACTACCATATTTATCTAATATATCTTTAAATAATTTATTTACATACTTTCTAGGAAACCATTTACCCTTATAAGAAGGAAGGCATCCACAATGAATTCTATTTTCTTTTGTTACAATAAGTGCAACTACTTCTTTATTCTTAATTATGGGATGAAACTCCCACCCTTCTGCTGCTTTTCTAAACTCTTCTAAGCTAACATCTGTATTGTGCATTGCATGGAAAAGAGATATATAACTATGCAAGTGCATTAATCTTTGCTGTTAATAATTCCAACTCAGCAAGTAATTCATTCTTTGTGAGTTCTACTGTAACAACTGGTTCTGTAATAATAGGCTCTATAAAATTACTATCTACATAAGTCCATTCAGTAGTAATATTATCAGGGCAATTAACCCAAAATAATGGGGCTGCTACTGGGAAGTCTTGTACTTCTACTTGGCAAATGCGATTATTTTCGTTTGGTGATATTAAAGCTAACATGATTTATCCTTATGCGTATTCGTAAACAATAACAATGCCTTGACCACCATTTCCACCAGCCATAGTACCTGCGGCACCACCTGCACCCCCTGCACCTACTGTTACTGTGACTCCGCTAAATGCTGATGTTATTTTTTTTCTAGCATAGCCACCGCCACCACCACCACCTGCAGAGTTACCTGTTCCAGAAGCCCCACCACCACCACCACCATTTGTGCCAACTGAACCTGCACTATTAGTTGCAGGAAGACCACCTAACCCACCTCCAGCAAATACACTTGAGCCACCATTTCCACCACCAATTGCAGCATTGCCAGAATGTCCACCAGCATTTCCTGTTATATTTAAATCTCCACTAGAGCCAACACCACCTGGACCAGCTTTATATCCATTACTAATTCCAAAGCCAAAAGAACCTCCTGTGGCTGAAACTAATGCACCAAAAGATGATGTGCCCCCAGCAGTTCCATTATTAGTAGGACTTGCTCCACCACCACCTCCTCCACCAACAACCTCTACAATAACAAAGTTAGTCCCTGCTGTTGGGGTATATGTCCCTGATGCTGTAAAATATTGAGTATTAATTAAAATACCTCCCGCAGCACTTACCCAAGTTGTTCCATTAGACTTTAATAAATTACCAGAAGAACCTGGAGCTACTGTTTGAATAGCACTTGTCCCATTCCCTAAAACTACTGCATTAGCTGCAATAGTAGAAACACCTGTACCTCCATCCGCAACAGCTAAATCGGTAATACCTACAATAGTACCACCAGTAATATCTACTGCAGTTTTATTCTGTGTACCAAGAGTCCCTACAAGACCAGTAACAAAAGCAGTAGTAGCAATTTGTGTTGTGTTAGTGCCAGCAGTAGCAGTAGGAGCTACTGGAATCCCTGTAAATGTTGGACTATTTGAATCTGGTTTAGTAGCAACGGCAGTGGCAATTGCATTGAACTCATCATCAATCTCTGCACCCTTAATAATCTTAGCAGGATTACCAGTAAGTAAACTGTCTTTTGCTGTAAAGTTTGTTGCCTTAACGTAGTTACTCATTATACTGTCTTCCCTAATTTCACATAAACTGTCATTTGTTGTAAGCTAATTGGAGTTCCATTAATAGGAGCTTCAATACCAAACTGTAAGATTTTACCACTTCCACCTAGATTTAAATCTACTTCTGCAATAGATGTACCACCTGTATATTCTCCAATATTGTATTCTGCAATATTATACTCAGAGTTAGCTCCAGCAAAATCTTTTATATATGTTCTTGGAGTATAATAAGTGTCATAATTAAAACCATACTTAAGAATAATATCTTGAGTACCAGAAGCAATCATAATTACTTTAGCTTTCTTTAGAAGCTTCAAAGCAAATGGACTACCAAAGTCTGTGTTCTGTGTAAAATATTCTAAGCGATATTCAGAACCATTGTCCGAGTATCCTGTATAATTAGCAATACCTCCAGGCATACCCAAGAGTAGTGTCTTAGTAGAGGTAGCTAGAAATGCTTTTGGTTTAATATCAGTCCAAATTGTAGCTCTTGCTGCACCATTAGGTAGTTGTTGTCTTAAATCAAAATAAATAATCTGCCCTAAAGCAGGGAGCATTAATAAGTAAAAAGCATCTCTTTCAAAATAGACACTCTTAATATTATTTTCATTCTCACCATTAATGTAGCCAATCAAGTCATCTCTAATGTTAGAAGACAAGTCACGCATTGGTGCACTCTTCTCACTAATGATTCGGTTTAAACTACGTAAACCACTCTTAGACATGAAGATTAAATCTGTACCAGTGTTCTGAATTGTATCTCTACCAATACAACCAACCCCAGTAATAACATCTTGTAAAGCAAATGCTGTCGTTGTTGGACTATCTGGGTTTTGATAAATTACGATGTTGTTACGACAGAAGACTACTAAGAAACCATTGTGAGAAGCAAGTCCTACAATCTCATCATTGTTTCCAACAACTGTAGAAATATCAACTAGACCACTACCTGCTCCAGTAAAGGCAGCTCCTTCTAGTAGTTTACTATAATAAATAGTAGAAGTATTCCCAGTGATGTTAGCCATCCAAATTCTACCAAAGGCAGAGAGGACACAATCAGGGTCAAATGCTCCAGTTACTCCAGCAGGTTTATGCCCATAACCAGCAGTTCCTATTTTTTGGAAAGCAAAGGCACCATTATGATTCATTCTACGATAGACAAGTGCATCATTACCTTTTTGTACAGCAAAACCATACATAAGAGCATTGTATCCACCATCTTCTGCAAGCTGTGCCCATTGCCATCTATTACCAGTAAAGGTAGGTTGAGGGCTTAGTGGAGTAGAGACTCCTGGATTACCAGCCTCAGGACCATTTACTGTCATATTAGTAAGTGTAGTAGTACCTTTAAAAAGTTTACCATTACCTGCAGAAAATATAGTGATACTTCTATCAGTGTCAATAAACTCAAATAAACTTTCTACATAAGAAGTAGATAGCCCATCTGGAGTAACTGTAAGGTTTGTCCACCCTCTACGACTACCTAAGCGACCACTCTTGTCAATAATACAGTTAAGTGCTTTAGTGGCATAACCACTCTCTAAAGTAACACCAGCCTCTTGAGTATTTAACCCTAAGAAGCCAAGTGTAGCGTTAGTAGCAGCCTGTAACTTACCTGACATTAAACTGGACCCCAAGTAACTTCATCTAAACGAAGTTGTGATTCAGCAGCAATATAATCAGCAGCAATATAACGATAGCGTTGTTCTTGTTCTACAGAGCCACCATCATCCCCACGTTCTGATATTGCCCTAGCTACAGCACCTTCAATAACCACTTCAGCAGGAATTAAAATAACATCTGAGTTAGCAGACAAGGGTGCTTGTGGAATTACACAGTTAATGCGAAGAGCATATACCCCATCAGGAATAGGGAAGAAATCCATTTGGCTATCACCATTAGCATTTACACCATTGAAGTTATAATAGAGGGGTGAACCAGGTTGATTGTTAGATAGTAAGAATTGTTGGTCAAACCAACGTGTGCTCTTTTGTTGTAAGAACCAATTGCTTGTATCATTGATTACTTCTAGAACACGAATACGGGTAGTGCTACCAGTAAGGACATAGTTAAACAATCCATTAGCAGTAGTAGCAGTTAGAGTTGTGCGGAGTGCAGACCAGTCCCAAGCATCTTCCACTTCACGCTTGACAACATTAATTAAGTCCCCAATTAAACGACTATAGGGAGTCTCTTG